TTGCACTTGCAGGTAAATCACGAAGTGCCTGACGATATGTTTTCCAAGCATCTGACATTGTTAAGTCTGGTAATGCTCTCCAATCTGTCTTTGCAATTCTTACATTTCTCTCAATACGCAATAATCTCATCGGTTCTGCATTATCTAATTCAGAAATCTTACTATAGATTTCTGTTTCTGTTGGTTGTGTTTGTTCACTATCTAACCAATTAAGACCAGAGATATCATCACCATTAAGAGTCCACTGTGCTCCTGGTTTTAATAATGTTAATGCATGTGTAATGTCGTATTTCATAATTTTATTTATGCCTTAATCTCCATAAATGTAAATGATGCAGCTGGTCTATGAGTATAATTTGCATCTGCATCAGTACCATCTTGATTTAATTCAATATTGCAAGAAGCACTTCTACCATGATATGCCTTTACACTATAAGTAATTGCATTTGTGGTACCTGCTGTGTCAATATACACAAATCCTAAATTTTCTGGGTATTCATTTCCGACAGTCCCACCCAAAGCTGTTACTTGAATTCTACTACCTGCCGAATTACCTAATGAATCAGTTAAAAGAGATCCATCTTTATATAATCTAAGAGCAATTCTGGTTCCATTACTAGCATTATCTATACCAATACATCCACTGAATTGTACAAGTATTTTATTACTGCTTGATGTTGGTGTGAAACTAGCAGAAAATAAATTACCAGTTTCAGTTGCTAAAGCTACTGACTCGACAGTTGTATCTTTTTTGAGAGTTTGTTCAACTTTGACTATTGAACCAGTCTGACCAAAGTTATTTGAATTAGTTCCTGTAACATCTCCGTTTGGATGAAATGTAATTGACATAACTCTCCTATACTACACGATAACCCATGCACCGTCAAGTGTCATGGTTGAACCTAATGTAATTGGTCCTGCATT